GTTTATGCGACCATTTATTATCATAATGTAGTTTAATTAGAGTCTTTGGCGGTAATGTTGCTATTTCAGCATTTACTATTTTCATGCTTGAAAAACTATCTGGTAATTTCGCAATAATATCTTTACATGCATTTACCAGTTGTTGTTCCTTCTCCGTATAGGGAAAACTACTATCCGACAGAGAAGGAATCGGTAACAAACGACTATATGTTGATAATGATATATCATTATCGCGGGTATATCTGTCATCCGCCCAATTAATTTCATTACATAATGAGGCTGCTATATTTACTAATTCTATAGGAACTGTGCCTAGCTCTTTATAAGGTACATTTATTTGCATTTTTTATTTATCACTTGACAGGCGTTCAATTTCTGTTGCTGCCTCTTCAAGTAAATCAGCAATGCGATCGGCTTTGCCTTCTTGTACACTTTTTCTATCCTGAATCTGTCTGCGAATCTCAGCACGTTTCCTGAGACGGAACACTAGGCTTTGTTGTGCTACTGGTAAATGTGATTCGTCAATCATTCTTTGACTCCGAAATGTTTCCTAATTCTTTCTCTTGCAGTATACATCGCAGACGACTCGGTCATTGACTCTAAATATGTGGTCCTGGGGTCACAAACCGCGTTCATACATTCCCGAACAATCAACTCGGCGAACTTTTTCAACCCGTCAGGATTATTTGCATCTTCTTTGTAAATCACAAAAGGTTTAGGATTATACCACAATTCAGTTTTTAAACCAGCCTGTTCAGCAAGTTCTCGAATTCGTTCGTTCATGGATGCGGTCCTCTTCCCATGTAATATTCTGCCAATCGTTCCTCATGCTCTTCCTGCATTTCTGGAATCATTTTTTCTAGCACCTTGAGAACCTTTTTCAGTCTACCTGGCTTATCACCAAAGGCAAAGATAATGGCTCTGCGAATATCTAATTCTTCATGACTTTTCATTCTACCACCTTATATTGTGAAAAAGGATACGTTTCAATCAGCCACTCTAGTAGTTCTTCACTGTAGGGCAGTCTGGTTGAATCGTATTTATTTGTAATGTACATTACGCACTCACAAAGTTTCGTACCCATGCTAGGCGAGCTTGCTCGTCCATACTAGTGTATTCAACAATGTTAGCACGAATAGCATCCACTAGTGGATAGTACTCTTCATCCAAGTTTTGCTTGATGTCCTTGTTCAGGTCAACTAGTTTGTCTGTACGAGGGTTACGTGCTACCCACTTTGAAGTCAAGTAGTAAGGGCTCTTGATCTTTGCACCTACGCCATTTTCGTCATAGAATACAAAGCCTTCGTGCTTCACAGTCTTGACCATGTTCTTCAATGCTGCCACTGTTACGTGGAAACATTCAGGGACAAAGCAATGAAACATTTCACCTAGTTGTTCTAACACAGCAGGGTGATGACCCACTTCACTCTTCCAAGTCTTTTCACGATAACCCAAGATATACATACCAGGCTTTTCTACCACGATATGAGGGTCGTTAGGATGTACGCACTCAAACATGAAGGTCATGTCGCGGCAGTCATCAGCCATTAGTGCCATTTGCCAGTCAGCCCAACACATATGCTTTAGCATCATTTCTTTTGCCATAGCAACAAAGTCACCTGAGGTAGAACCAGTAGTGGACACTAACACATCACCGTTATGCCAAGTCAATGACACCATGAAACCATTAACCTTACGGAAAGCAGTCACAATAGTATCAATCTCAGAAAACACAGGTGCTTCCTTCTCAATGCCATAGTTGTAGATTTTTGTGAAAGGATACGACACTAGGTTGAAATCCTTGTCCACAATCGAACCACGACATTCAGCAATGTACTCGTTCCATAGGTTGTCGTAAAACACCTTCTTCTTATACTTGAGTACATATATACCCGGTCCGGCCTCTTTCATGTTCACTAGGCCCGAAGTCTCTACGTACTTTTTTAATTCTTCTTTAAACATCTTCAACTCCGAAATGTTCATTAATCTCTGTCAAGGCTTGATCCAATGTGTCAAATTCACCATGTTTGTTGTTAATCATTTCGAATAACACACCTTTACATTCCCGAACAACCAACTCAACCAGATTCTCAGTATCAACTTGGAGTTTGCCTTTGCGATAGTAATAGATACCTGCATGTTTTGCGAGTTCTCTGATTCGTTCGTTCATTTCAAACTCCTACATACTTGCTTGCTTCGGCATGCAAACCAGGATCACCCTTGGTCATCACAGCCAACAACAAACGCTTTTCTTCCAAGTAAGTCTTAGCGAAAGCAGGATCATGTTCCATGATACTCTTGCTGTTGGAGATCAAATCTGCCAACTTGATGGTCTGTGCCTCAGCAGGAGCCTCAGCAGTGTGAGCACGATCCATAGCCTTGCGAACAGCACGATTGCCGTCTTCGGGCTTTGACACATCAGTCAACCATCCAACAAGTGTAGCAATGTCGATGCCAAAAGCCATGTGGATATCAGTGAATGTACAACCAGTGTCTTCCACAACATCGTGCAACCAAGCGGCAGCAACCATGTCAGGAGTACTACCGGGAACACCTGCTACGATCTTGGCAACTTCAGCAGGGTGAACAATGTAGGGCTCGTTAGTGTACTTGCGCCTTTGTCCGACTGCGGCGTGAGCAGCCATAGCATAGACTTGTGCCTTACGCACAACGTCCATGCCACTTTGATCCATTGTGAAGTTTTCCATTTTATCGCTCCTTCAAACGCTTCATGATTGCAACGAACCAGTGCTCTTTGAGAACACGTTGGAACTCAAGTTCTGGATCATACTGACGACCAGTTTTTCTGCAAGTAACCAACATATCTAGCTCCTTTAATCAATCTAAGTATCTATTATACGCCCAAATTGAATTAAAGTCAACCTTTGAAAAGTAGTACTTTATACTACTCGAATTTCAGTGAACCCTTCAGCCTCGGTTGGCATTTGAAAACCACGGATCATGCTTTTCATAACCCCGTCTGGAATGTTCTTACCAGGACGACTTGCTAGTCGGCGTGACAACTCATCCTTGTCAGGTGTAGGGAATACAACCGCGATGTGTTCATAGTCTCGCAACATATTGAACTTACGAATACGGCTTTTCTCTGTCAGACTGGTTTGATCCCAAATGATGTCCTTGCCTTGTTCACGGGCACGAACAACTTTTTCTGCCATCAACATGACAGCAGTAGGCATGTAGTCATCAAAGACTTGATTGTAGGTAGTACCACACTCTTTAGCATAGTCTTCTACGAACTCATCCGTAGAAACAACAACACAATCCTTGGCCCAGTCTTGATTCTTGATCCAAGTACTTTTGCCTGAGCCTGGCACTCCGATCAGTTGATAACACTTTGCCATTATTCTTCTCCTGTACAATAAGCAACTTTACACAACGTCCAGTCTTGTCGATAATCATTATCGTTAGTTGTGCTAGTTTGTATTACACAAACTAAAATTGCGATTAATAAAATCATTTCAGTGGTGAGACTTAATCTCACCTTTCAATGCGTCTTGAATCATCATGTCCAAGTTGCTAACAACTCGACCAGTAGCGTCAAACGCTACATCACGACAACGATACTTTTCCATGCCAGTCTTTGCACCATGAACGTGTCCATAGAAATGCACTGCACCACGATGCATTTGGTCCCATTCTAAGATAGGATAGTGCAACATAATCACAGTTGTGCCATCATGATTGTAACGCAAGTATTGGTGAACTTCCTTAAACTCTCTACGGAAACTAGGGTCGTTCAACAGTTTCCGATCATGGTTACCCTCGATTAAAATCTTAGTGCCGTTCAATCTACGCAAAATTGCTACTGCATCTTTGGCTGGCAAGAACGCAAAGTCACCCAGAATGAATGTTTCATCTTCTGGAGCAACATCACGGTTCCATTCACTAATCATTTGCTCACGCATGTGAGCCACATCAATGAAGCCTGCCCGTGTTACCGGACAAAACTTCATGATGTTGGCATGTCCGAAATGAAGATCCGAGGTTATCCACTTTTTCATCTTTTTAAAATCTTCCATATTTTTTTTGCTTCCTCTTGCATTATCTGTTTGCAAGCCTTAGAGCAAAATTTTGCCCAGCCGCGCTTTCTATCAGTAACTCGGGCGGTAAACAATCTACCACAAGAGTGACAACGATACTGGGCTTGTTCACCTCGTACCGTTGTCATTTTCTATTGTTCAAACGTTCGCGGGCGGCGCTAGCAAATTTGCTGATGTTACCGCACTTGTCTTCCCAACGCAACAGATTGCGACAAGTGTAACCAATGTCACACTTTGAGTAGCAAACTGCCTCTTGATTCAATTCACCGTTCACAAATACTCGGCAGTGATAATTGCCATTGATATTGCGAACAGTTACTTCATGTTCTACTTCTCCAAGAAGCAAACGCTTCATGCGAAATAAATTTTTATATCGTTCCATACTATGCTCCTCTCTGTGTAAGACACTATTATATACCCAAAACTCTTATTTGTCAACTGAGTACTTTTATACTCGTTCCTTCTTTACTCGTCCGATACGTGCAGACTTGTCCCAATCGTACTTTACTCCATCTGGGCACTTGCCGTCTTTCACTGAGTCAACACCGAATATACCACATACTTCAAAGTCTGGACCTGTGATAGTCACAAACTCATTTAACGACTTGGCGTGAGCCATAGCTTCAACTAAGTCTACAAATTCTAATTCTTTTACTTTAAACATCAATATTCCTAAAAGTTCGCCAATCATCAATGTTCGGCTTTTCATCTTCATCATATGTCCAACCCAGTGCCTTCATCATACGATGCTTGACTAACAAGTTTGGACTGCGAAATCTACCAGTGTCATCAAAACCCATCATGACACCAACCTCACAAACTGCACCACTGCGACATATACCAGCAAAGCAATGAACAACAACGTTCATTCTATTGTCTTTGGCATGTTGCAGTAGTCTAACCAATTCGTTTGCTTGTTCCTGACTACACTTCATAGCTTCATCAAGAACCACATCATTCTTTTCCACATCCAAGAATTCAAAATTGTGAATCTCTTTGAACTTGTGAGCAGGAGTTGGTCTCCAACTTGCTGGGTCAACAATGCTAATCAGCATACTATTCTCGCCGGCTTCATGATGGAACCTAGTAGGTATATCTGCTGCCGCTACATTTTCAATCCACATTTTTATTCTCCAATAGTGTATTATATTACTTTTTGGATTTATTGTCAAGCGATGCCTATCACCATGAAACGATTAAAAGTAATACTTGAGTAGTCAAATTTTTTAGTGCCCGTAAATAGAATTTTTGAGAAAGGGTATCCACTCAAAAAGGCTGACATTGTAGGACTAGGTTGTTTGATAAACCAGGGATCATTTGGATCAATTACATCACTTGATTGTAGACACACCAATGTACCTTTAGTAATGTTGTTGAACCATTTTTTGGTATTCATGTGTTCAACGCTACAATTAATTATAACATCAGGTCCTTCAAGATGATAGGTAGACACATCACCTTCTACATTAGATAATTTTCTCTCAATTATCCATGCTTCACATAGTTTATCCGCAGTTTGAATAGCATTGTTATCAATATCTATTCCACGTATATTGTCATACAATCGGCGATTGCGAATCAGCATCATTGAACCTAGTGTGTTGTACCAACTACCTAGTATAAAAACATTGGCGTTCTTAGGTATATAAGGTTCTAATGTTTCGCACAGCCATAACTTACTCATTGTTTGGCTATGCGAGAATGCTGTTAAATCTATGTTCATGTGTTATTTATTATGTATTCTGGTCCAGATATAGGAATGACCGGTCACTCTCACCACAAGAGCCCCGGTCTAAGTTGTTACACTGTCCACGTTCTTTTCTATTTAGACGGGATAGCGTCCCCGCCTTTGTGATTTCTCAAGTCGCCCTTAAATAGAGCCTTGCGGTATATCCAATGCACCGTGTAGTTATCGTTACTACAATTACGCACTTCATTAACGTAGAAGTGTAACCCGGGTTTTCTTAAGAAAGATCGTAACGATCCTTCATGACTGTCTTCAACATGATAGCTTCTGGTGTGAAGTCTTCCAAGTCACCTGACAGTACAGATGTTGCTACAGCAGGGCTGAAGCCAGAGACAAGAGCGGTACCACTCTTATCGAACTTGACAGGGGTGTTGCCGTAAGCGGCATTCAAGTTCCAGAACACAACTTTAGGAAGAGTGTAACCTGCTTCGCTAAACTTGCGCGCCATCATCTTGATAGCCGATTCGTCCTTGCCATCAACAGCTCCATCGAACTGCATGTCAGAGAAGATAACAAGAGTTTCAGGCATTTCTGCTTGTGGAACCTTGTTAGCAACTGCGGTCTTGAGGA